CTTGCTTTAGTTTGTGGTTTTGGTGCTGGCAAAACTCATGCTTTAATTTCAAAATCTTGCATATTAGCAGCTTTAAATGTTGGTCATGTTTCCGCAATCTTTGAACCAACAGCCCCAATGCTCAGAGATATTTTACAAAGAACAATGAATGAGCTTTTGGATCAATGGCAAATTCCTTACAGTTTCAGAGCTTCACCACTTCCTGAGTACAATCTGGAATTTAAAGAAGGTACTCATACAATCTTGTTAAGAACAATGCTTACATATCAAAGATTGAGAGGTCAAAACCTTTGTGCGGTTGGATTTGATGAGGCAGATACTATCCCAAAAAGAGAAGCGGAGCAAGCAATGAATATGGCACTTGCAAGACTTAGATCAGGTAATGTGCAGCAGTTTTATGCAACTACAACTCCAGAAGGTCATGGCTGGGCTTTTGAAACATTTGAAAAAAATAAAAAATCTGATACAGGATTAATTCAAGCAAAAACAAAAGATAATCCATATTTACCAGAAAACTTTATTCAATCACTTGAAGAGAATTATCCACCTCAGTTAATAAAAGCCTACTTGCTTGGTCAATGGGTCAACCTCACAAGCGGCCAAGTTTATAATAGATTCTCCAGAGAAGATCACGTTATGGATAAAATCCCATTTGATACAAAGATGGAAACTCTTTTGTGTGGGGTTGATTTTAATGTTATGAATTGCAACTGTGTTGTAGGTGTCAGGGATGGTGAAAAGCTAGTGATCATAGATGAAATATCAAAACAAAAAGATACTGATGCTTTGGCACAGGAGATAAAAAGACGCTACCCTTCAAACAGAATATTAGTTTACCCAGACGCAAGTGGTTCAGCACGTTCAACGATCAATGCCTCGAAAACAGACATCGCAATTCTCGAAAGTTACGGATTCCGTTCAATGGCTCTCAAAAGCAATCCCTTTATCAAAGATAGAGTTGCAACCGTCAATGCGTTATTACAGAACGGCAAAGGGCAAAGACGTTTGGCGATTCATGCCAGTTGTACACGTTTAATTGAGTGCCTTGAGTTGCAAAGCTACGATGAAAAGACAGGAGATCCAGACAAACAAAACGGATATGATCACATGAATGATGCTTTGGGTTATTTAGTATATCGTGAATTTAATTTGCTATATGGTAGAGCAGGCAGACCAACAGGAATTAGAATATATTAAAAGCAATGGTACTATGAGGAAAAACTGTGTATAGCTCATTAAATATTTACAACCAACCTATAACACAGGCTGTCTCAACAGTTGAATCACCAAATGCGGCATATCAACGAATGGCACAGTTTTGGGATTTGATCACAGACTTAAAAGAAGGTACTTATAAAATCAGGAGTGAACATAGAAAGTATCTGCCACAGGAGGCAAGAGAAACAGATGATAGTTATGACGTAAGGCTATCAAGATCTACTGTTGTTCCTTACTTGCAACGAATCGAGAAAATGTTAAGCGGTATGCTTACTAGAAAGCCAGTCCGTTTAGATAATGTTTCTGATTTAGTGAGGGAACAGCTTTTTGACGTAGACCTAGAAGGGAATGATCTGAATGTCTGGCTATATGAAACAGCCAGAACAGCGATTTCGTTCGGGCATTGTGGTGTGCTTGTAGATGCACCAAAAGAAGGAGATAAGACCAGACCTTACTGGGTAACTTACAGTCCAAGAAATATTCTGGGGTGGAGAAGTGAGATTATAGATGGTGCAAGACAACTCACGCAGTTAAGGTTGTTGGAGAATGTTGTAGAACCTGATGGAAAGTATGGAGAAAAGCAAGTAAAACAAATAAGAGTTTTAGAGCGTGGTAGATATGAAATCCACAGAAAAGATAAAAAGAACAGTGAATATAAATTATTTGATGAAGGTGAAATGAGCCTTAAGGATAAGATTCCTTTTGCAATCGCTTACTCAAATAGAGTTGGATATTACGAAAGCCGCAGCCCTTTGTATGACATAGCAGAGTTAAACCTAAAGCATTATCAGATTCAGTCGGACTTGGATAATATCTTACATATCAGTTCTGTGCCATTACTTGCTGTCTTTGGTTATCCAAACGCTGATGAAATAACTACTGGCCCAAGTGAAGCTTTAGCATTACCACCAGAATCAAGACTTGAATATGTAAGCCCCTCAGGAGATAGTTATGATAGTCAGTTTCAAAGGCTTGGTGATCTTAAGGAACAAATAAACACATTGTCATTAGCTGCGGTACTTGGGCAGAAGTTAGTAGGAGAAACAGCAGAGGCCAAGCGAATAGATCGTTCACAGAACGACAGCACAATGATGGTCATTGCTCAACAGATGCAAGACTTGATTGATAATTGTCTTAAGTTTCATAGCGAATATCTTAATGAACCTAACGCTGGTAGCAGCTTTGTAAATAGAGACTTTGTTTCTACAAGGCTTGAGCCTCAGGAGATAACAAGCCTATTAACATTATTTACTGCTGGCACTATCTCACAAGAGACACTTCTTAACCAGTTATCTGCTGGAGAGATTCTTGGTGATGACTTTGATATTGAGGAAGAAATGGAAAGCACACAAAGCGGAGGGTTGGTAGAAATGGAACCACCAGAAGAACCAGCTACAGATGACGATGATGAAACAGAAGACGCGGCCTGATGAATGAGTACACCAGAAGCATTTTTCAGAGAGACTATTGATTTAAACAGATATAGTAATGCTGTATCAACAGAGTTTCAAAGAACATATAATGATGTAATTCTTGAAGCAACAAAGAAACTTAAGCAGATAAACATTAGACAAGCTGAAGCTGGGGCAGGGGTTGTTATAGCACCACAGACAAGGAAAAGATTAAGGGCAATAATTCAACAGTCAAAGATAAGTTTAGATACTTGGTCAAGGCTTACAACTCAAAAAATGATCAAAGAGATTGAAGGGTTAGCAGAAGTACAGGCTGGATTTATAGAAAATGAGTTAAAAAAAGTTGTTAAGTCTGGTAATGTGCCAATAAATTCTGTTGCTGTTAGTAGAAAATATGCAGAATCTTTTGTTAAAACAGATCCAACACAAGTAAATATATTTACCAGTAAAGAATTTACAGAAGATGATTTTAAAAGGTTTGGTTCTGGAAAGTTTGAACTTACTGCAAGACAAGGAGCAATGCAGACCCTACCTAATGGAGACACAGTAGAGAAAGCCTTTCGTGGTATAGCGACAAAGCAACATGAGTTGCTTGCAAGAAATATAAGGCAGGGTGTTTTTAGCGGAGAATCAACACAAGAAATAGCAAGACGAATGATTGGAAATTTAGATTTTGGACAAAAAGCTAAAACCTCAAGACAATTAGCACTTGCTGGCGGTGAAAGAACAAAACTAGCTAATCATCAAATAAGAACAATAGTAAGAACATCTGTAAATCAAGTACAGAATCAGGCATCACAGGCGGTGTATGCGGCAAATAGTAAAGTTGCACCTAAATATGAATATGTAGCAACTTTAGACAGCAGAACAAGTGCAGTTTGCAGAGATCTTGATGGCAAACAGTTTGCATATAATAAAGGCCCAACACCACCACAGCATTTTAACTGTCGTTCTACTACTGTTCCTGTTGTTGACTTTGATGGATTGCAGAAGAAATATCCAAGCTTGGAAAAGCCACCAGTAGGAAAGGTTGTTACCAGACCAAGTGCAACAGGTAGAGTGCCACAAGATACGAAATATGGCGATTGGCTTTTACAACAAGATAAAAAGTTACAGGTTAAAACTTTAGGCAATGCAAAAAAAGTTCAATATTTTAAAAGGTTGGCAAAGAAGGAAGGATCAGGACAGAAGGCAATAAAAAAATTTGTTCGTGATGATGATAGCGAAAGAAGTCTCAAGGATTTACAAAGGATCTATGGAAAGCCTACAAATATCAAACCGAAGCCCAAGCCTAAAGCGGTTGTAGGAACTGCTAAAGCATCTGACTTCATTAAATCAAAGCCGCTTAAAAAACTTACTGAAAAAGAGTTGTTGGCTGATCTTAAAAAATTTAGAGAACATGAAATTAAAATTCAAACTTTAAGAGGCATAAAAAATCCATATACAGGGCCAATTGATTTTAAGATTCAATCTTTAGAGCAAGGTTTAAGCATAGAAAAAGCGATTACAAAAGATTCACCCATGTACAATGATTATCTTTTCTGGAAACAAGGTTTTAATAAAAGACCGACAAGGGTTAAAAATGTTAAAGCATTAAAAGATAGAAAAGATTTAGTAAAAGGTGCTGATGGTGAAAACCTTGTTCTATATCGAGGAGTTTCAAATGATAATTGGAATGACCAGTTTAAGGGTATAGGCAAGGCTGGAGACAATTACTTTGCTGGTGAGGGTATATATGGTAACGGAACGTATGC